TTACTGCTTACGCAAGAATGTTTCGCAGCAGTTTCTTGTCCTTGACAAACCACGGCTCGCCATCCATAACGTGATTTGTTGTCATGTCCCTTGCACGCTCTTGTAGGTAGTCTTTCAGATAATACTTTCCATCGCCCGACACCATCGCTCCTGTGTCGCTTTCCACGGCTTCCAAGATCCAATCTGCGAATACTTCAAGTTCCGTCATCAACTCTTCCTTCATATCATCCTCAAAGGACTCTACAAAGCCAGCCAAGTGTCGTTTATACCAGCGTACTGTTTCTTCCATATCACGCCTCTCCGAAGTATTGAATGACAAACAGTTTCGCCGTTTCATTGTAGATGATGCCATAAGTACCTCCATCGTACTTAATAACAATCGCTCTTCCATTGTTCTCAACGATCTGCCACGGCAGAATCTGGGTTATGTCCGTATAGCTCATAATGAAAGAACTCATATACAATTTGAATGCGCTAAACGACATGTACTGTCCGCAGTCATAGATGTACGCCTTGTTTTTTTCTTGGTCGTAGGAGCAGTCCGCCTGTATTGCGATCTGATTGCCAAGCAACAATGCGTTTTCGGGTGAATTGCCCCATAACAGGGCCATAAGTAGTAGTGTTTTCATGTGTCTTTTGGTTTAGTTGTAGTTGTCTGTGTCAATCTCGGATAGAGATGTCTTTGTCTGTGAATTAAGGCCTATACGCCCATCCTCGTGGCCCAGTAGATACGCCTGGTGCGCCACGTTCATTGCGTACTCTTTGATCCACTTCTCCGCCAAATCCATCCGTAGTGTCGGCATGTTGTATATCTTGATTACGATCTCGTCTGCCTTCATTTGCCTGTTAGCTCTTTTAAGATTACAAGTAACTTCTGCCGTGCATCATCCTTGCGGACAAAGTTCCGTTGCCATTCGTCCGCATTGTGCGACTGGCCCATATATACCGAATAGGTTTCTATCTGATCCAGTAAGTGTACTGCCTCCACGTATTGTTCGTTTGTCATTGTTGTAGTTGTTTTGCGTTGAGTGTTTTCAAGACTGCGTTGTATCTGCCCTGTATGCTCTTGATACGCCCAAGTAGGCTCTTTGCATACTCTCGCAGTTCATCGTCCGTTGTGGCCCATCCGTAGCCCTTTGATGATGCTATTAAGTGCGACAGGTGGCCGTTCTTGTGCATCCAACTTACCATCTTCCGGATGCGTGCTGGCGTAACATCAATCTCATGCTCCATCTTGATGGCAATCGCAATACCGCTGTTCGTGATGGACTCGCCCTGCTTGAATGCTTCCATCATTACCCGGTACGCTGTGCGTGCTTGCACAATTTCTTCATCTGTTAGATTCTTGGTTTCTTCATCAAATCCGTATAGCATATCTTCGATGTCTTTGGTTTGGGTTGCGATGCAACAACCGTCAAGACTGCTGTAAGTACCGCAACAAGGGTTATCGTATAGCGCACGTACCGCATCTTCATTGTATTCTTCCATTGATAAGTGCGTTGGTTTGTAATACCTGCTCGAATACGATCATTACCAAAGAAAACATAATCACAAGCTCCCTGCCTTGCCCTGTAAATAGCGTAACCACCGCAAAAGCAAACAGCACAATAACAATCAATACCCGGAGGTGTCCGATAAATTCATCAATTAAGTTTCTCATTTCCATATTTGTAGTTCCATGTGTAATAACTTTCCATTTGATTGGTTGATTCGTTCAAGCGTTTTTCATCCAATCGGAGCAACGGCATATTGCCGTACTCACACTTGAACGTTGGGTCAGAGGATGTCATCTTTGACAGGAGCGACCGAATGTAGCCTATGTCCAGTTTCGTCTTACCAGCAACATCCGATGCCGTTAGCGCTTCACCTGCGGACGAGTAACATCGCAATACTCTGCCGACGGACGACTTGGATCGCATACGCCGTACCCTGCGGTACTTGCTTTTTATAAACTTATTCATAACCACGTTTGCCTTTTTGATGGTCAACGCCTGCCTGTATCTTGTCAAGCATCTCTTTGCTTAGCGGTGCATCCGTATGGTACTTGTGCAAGATGTCCGCACTTGCTTCAAACAAGTTGTTGTCGGGGAACGGATAGGTTGCGCTACCACGATGCTGTACGATGATCGACGTATCGTAGTAAATGTTGAACCCACAATCTCTTGCCATTTGACAAAAGTAATAGTCCTCCGACAGGTAGCGCCCATTATGCACGCCGACCGGGAAATAATCAAAGTATCCTGCGGATAACTCTTGCTCGTCCCCTTCTTTCTTGTAGGCACGTTGTGGGAACTTCTTAGCAATGGCATCAAAGACATCACGCCGGATCATCATAAAGCCTGTGCCGATCTCATTCATTAAATACAGTCCATCCTCGTCCGTGGAATTATGGGAGTTGGCAACGGCTTCGTATGGTATCTTCTTTTTGAAGTACACGCCACCAATCACGCCCTTGTCCCATGCACGCAATCGTTCGATATGGGCGACGTTAAATAAGATGTCCGAGTCAATAAACATCAAGTAGTCCGTATTGCCCGACAAGAAAGCTGCGGTAATCTTGTTTCTTGCACGGCTTACAAGCGAGTCGCCTGGAAGGTACTTGACATTGGCTACTCTGCTGTTCGGGCTACCCATCGCCATAAAGATGTTTTGGGCCGCCTGAAATTCACAACGCCCATCGTAGCACGGATAGCCGATTGTGATGTCTTTTTTGAGGTTATTCATTCCAATAGATTTTTAGGTTTTCAATTTTTACGCCACGACAGCGAAAATAATGCACAAATGCATCTTGTATGGCTTCTTTTGCAAGTTCTTCGTCCCCATCAAGGCAAACATCTACGCTCATTCGCTCATATACTTGAACTGGGTCAATGCCGATTTTTTCCATCTTGTGTACTGCGTATTCATAATACCGTTTATACATACGTTGCATATCTATGAGTTTGTTATATTGTAGTGCAAGGAAAAATGCCGTAAACAAATATATGTAGTCAAGTAAGGTCATATTTGTATTGCGGTTTCAATCTTTGGACAAAGTACTTGCTATTTTGTGAAATTGCAAGTGAATTTTCAGCAGATGTAAACTTTTATGTCATCAAAAACGGTTGAGTACACCTTAGCGGACTATCAGGACGATTTTATTAATGGCGAAAAGCGCATTGTGAGCATCATAGGTGCAAAGGGATCATCGAAAACATGGAGCGGAGCGAGGTTTGCGCTTGTGCAAGCGACCAAGCAGCCCAGAGCGCAGGGTCTTGTTATGGCGAACTCACGTCAACAGATTCTTGACATCTTTGAGCAGGATATACGCCCCCTACTGGACGATCTTGGCTGGCCCTACTCGTTTAACGCCCAGTCGCTCAATGTGAAGCTGTTTGACAGCGTCATTCACTTGCGGAGCGCCGATCCGGATGCAGTAAAGAAGATTGAGTCCATTGCCTACCATTGGGGATGGGCCGACGAGGCATCGTATTACGACCCAGAAACCTTAAAGACGTTCACAAGTCGCATTCGTAAGGGCAAACGCCTTGTGCGTATCACGTCGATGCCCGATGAGCCAGATCATACGATGTACGACTTTATAGAGCGCCTTACAGAGGATTTTGGGGGCGAATTGTACGAAATAGGACTGCTGGACAACCCCGACAAGGAATTTGTGGAGAATTACACAAAAATACTGAAAGCAACCTATTCGGGAGCGCAGTTAGAGCGCTTTTTGTACGGCAAACGGGTGTCGCTGGAAGGTGATGGGCTATTTAGCGTAGAGCCGGATATGCGTGGCGACTATCCATACGACCCAGAGGATGCGCTTTTGCTTTCCTGGGACTTTAACATCGAATATAGGGCGGTTAGCGCTTGGCAAATGATCGGGATGGACGAAAACGCCAATCCGATGATAGCGTGCGTGAAATCGTGGCAAATGAAAGAGCAGACTGTGTACGATGATGCGGTACGTTTGTGCGAGGAATTAAAAGACCACAGAAATTCCTTATTTTTGCATGGTGATGCTTCGGGAGAGAGCCGGTCAGCGCAAACAACGACAAGTATGTGGAAAATGGTAAGGGATGTCTTTACAGATCACTTTGATGATGTTCGGAATGTGGTTCCACGCAAAAATCCGTCCGTGAAGGACACGATACAATGCGCTAACTGGGCATTATCAAACAATTTGGTGCGTTTCAATCGAGAGGAGCGCAACGTCTATATGAGCTTGCAGGCGGTACGAGCCGATAAGTACGGCGAACTTGACAAATCCATTGACTACAAAAATACAACCACAACACGCACCCACGAGGCCGATACGGCACGATATGCATTTTGGCACTATTACCAAAAGATATATCCGGGTCGAAAAGGCGGGTTTTTTATCGTATGAGCATACTTAATACGCTATTTCAACGCAAAAATAACTATCTGCCATCCAAGGTCTGGGATGCAATGATTGTGGGCAAAGGTACGTGGCTTTCACGGCCGATTGACAAGCGCACAACCATAGAGCAAGCCTATCAGCGCAATGCGCCGTTTTATGCGGCCTGCAACTTAATTGCACGGACGATTGCTGATATGCCCATTGAGGTTGAGTATAGTGAAGCTGGTCGCAAAGGTGTAACAAGCGATCATCCGTTGCTGTCGTTGATGCAACGAGGTTGCACAAGAGAGGAGTTTATTGAGCGTTTTGTGTTGTACTATTTGGTAACAGGTGAAACGTTTGCGGAAATTGTTTTCAGCGAAATGGATGGCAAACCACTTGGCCTTGTTACACTTCCATCACAGTACGTTTACCCTATACAAGGCGACCGCTACAATCCGATTATTGCCTACAAATATGTCGAGCATAAGACGATCGAATTGCCGAAGTCAAGCGTCGTTCATGTGTACCGGCCGTCCTTGAGCAACTATTTTGAGTCATTGAGTCCGGCAGTGCCATTGCAAGATGTTATCGCTTTGCAGAACGCTGCTTTGACGTGGAACAAGAACATCGCACAAAAAGGCGGGCTACCACCTGTCTATGCAAGTGCAGAAGGCATTGACAAGGCAGAGGCCGAGGCGTTACGCAACGATTGGGAGTCGCAGTCTGGTTCGGAAAACTCGCATCGCTTAAAGATTGCAGGGGGCGACATCAAGTTTCATAAGCTGGACGTTACCCCGCACGATTCCGAATGGAATAACGCCATTTTGGTAGCAATGCGGATGATTTATATGACACTTGGCGTTTCATCGTCGCTGATGAACGATGCCGCCAACAAGACGTACAATAACGTCCACGATTCACGCAAAGCATTGTTTACCGAAACAAGCATTCCGATTGCCAAGCGTGTTTACAGCGCTATCACAAACAGTTTACAGAAATACTATAAAGACTCACCTGTGATTCGCATTCCAACCGACCGGATTGCGTCTATACAGGAGGACACAAAAGATTTAATACAGTATCTTGTTGATGCCGTTGATGCAGGGATTATGACCGCTAACGAGGCACGCAAGAAACTTGGACTACCGAAAGCATCCGGGGCAACGGCTGATACTTTGCAGAACGCCCGGATTATCAACAACATTCCAAAAGTCGATCTAAATGGTTAATTCAACGAAAGCAGAACAACTTGTCAACCAATTACGAGATGCAGCCGAGTCTTATGAGGAGACGGCGGACGGCATGGCGTACATGATTGGCGAAACCGTGAAACTCTTGGATGACGAGGGCAATAAAGTGTCTGGCGTTATTGAGAACGAGGAACTTGGCATTTTTGATGTCCGTGTATATGCAGAGGCAGGCGATAAACTTGTGGCGACTGATGATGTTCTGTATCGTTTTACCGATGAACTTGAAAAATACCGAGAACAACCTGAACCCAACCCTGATGATGAAAATACTGAGCCGGTGGCTGAGCCACTTGATAATGAAGGTGGAGATATGGAAGATCAACTTGGAGATACGGAAGATGGAGCTGAGCCGGGAGAAGAAGCACAAGCAGAGGATGGCGATGCTGAAAGCGAAGAAACATTTGAGGAAGACAAAGAAGTAGAGGACGAGCCTGATGATGAGCCTGAGGACGAATCCGAAGAGGATGAGTCCGAAGAGGACGAGGACGAGGAAGAAGAAGATACGCCACGCAAAGGGATGATGGTGCGCTGGGTGTCAAAGGCGGGTAATACTGTCGGTAAAGTCTTGGACGATGACGGCACGATTGAAGTCTATACAAAATCGCAGGGCAAGTACGTCCCCACAACCATTAAGGTCAAGCAAGACCTGGAAAAGGTTGCGTTAGCCGATGTGGATGTCAAGGCCCGGGCCAATCAGCTCTTGTGCAAGATGATGGACATTAAGATGGACTACGACGAGGACAAGCAGATTGGCACGATCAAGGGCTACGCTTCAACGTATGGCAACGTGGACTTGGGGGGCGATACTGTCGCTAAGGGGGCGTACAAGCAGACTCTATACCACAAGGGGGGTAAAGTAAAGTTATTCTTGGATCACGGCTGGAAAGTAACCGATATGGTCGGCCTTGCTTACTTAGAGGACAAAGAGGACGGCCTGTATATGGAGGCCGAGATGCCGTTGAAGGCAAGCGATGTACGCAATACATTTGAGAAATTGATGTTCTTACAGGACAGGGGAGAGCAGATGGGCTTGTCCATCGGCTACGATGCCATAAAAGCCGATTACGGCGCTGATGGCACAAGAGTATTGAAAGAAATTGCATTGCACGAAGTATCTGTAACACCGTTTCCAATGGACACGGAAGCGAACATATTGGATGCACGCATCAAGCGCATTCAGTACAAGCAGATGCAAAAGCAATGGCAGACGAACGTGGCAAAAGCCGCACAATAGATGCGCCAGTAGGCAATCGACCCAGCAAGGCGACGCACACTTGCGGGCACAACCCTTAACAGGATTCCATTATGTCAAACATTCAGCAAAAAGAATGGCGTAATGCTGTCGCAGAACTCAAAAACATCACGGTCGATCGGCTCAACGAAGTTGAAGCACAATCCGCCGAAGTGAAAGAGAGCATCGAGAAAATCAACGACAAACTTGATGCGATTGAGTTTTCAGCGAAAAGCACGCCTACGCAGTCCA